TTCCATTAGGTTCGTTCAAGAATAAGAAAGATGCATACGATTATATTCAAATACTTCGTGACGAACAAAAAGCATTAAGATGACTAAAGCTCAAATAGCTTTTAAAGCACTATATATTAATTGGTTTCACGAAGAAACTAAATGGTATATGGAAAACTTTAATGTAGATAACCCAGAAGATATTCCTACAGAAGATCTAAAAGATTCTGATTATAAAAATCTAAGAATTCTGTATGAATACTTCTTCAATAGTTTTTTACAATAATTACGGTAACTATAGTGTAACGGTTGCACGACAGTTTGTGATTCTGTTAGTTTGAGTTCAAGTCTCAATAGTTACCCCATATTTTTGCAATGGGAATTAAGGCCTCCTAGTCGGTAGCGACGAAATTAAATAACCACGCGACCCCTCTTGACAGGTTCCTTGAGCTCACTCGGCCTGGTGAGATTGCAAAAATAAGCCTAGAGCGTACACAATCAAGTGATACCTCTAGGCTTTTAAAATTGCTAACCCACATCCGAGATACGTCTCAGTCTGACAATTCCGCAATTTTTTTCTGCAAATCCTCTTCCGACATTTCCGCCGTATCAAGTGTCAAGCTAGTCTGGTCAACACGCTGTAGCTTCGGCTGTTCATACTCAGCTAACGCTATAGCTAATCGTTCTATAGTTTCTTGATCTTCCAATTCAATAGCCTTCGCCAATTGTACTTTAAGTATATCAACAGCCGATGGCATTTCGGAAATTACTTCATCCCTAATTTTTTTAAACTCGGAGGCTGACAGTTTCATAGCTTCTCTGAGTGCTTTGTTTTGACGACGCTTCTCCGCGCCTCTCGCCTGCATCTCACGAGCTGTCTCTGAGTCCATCACTGGTCTCAACTGTGCAAGCGAATTCGGGTGCTTCCCGCAATTCTCATAACCCATAGGTACCTCCTTTAGATTTCTTTTAGGAGACGTTTAAGATCTTAATTAAATTTATTCCGCTGTCGCTACATAAATTTTTATATAATATATATTTTTTAATAACCCACATCCGGAGTATGCGTATGAAGACACATATTAGAATCATTAATCCTATAGCTAAAGCTATGAATGAAGGTAGAAGACGTGAATACGCACATAAAGTTATTCCGGATAAAACTAAATACAATCGTAAGAAAGGAAATAAGTATGGCAAAAGTAACAGCCTCGACGATATTGAAAGAAGCAGCTGAGCTTAAAGAAAGAAAGCAAGCTGATTACCAAGGTAACATGTGGACTGAAGAAGATTACTTTCCATATGGTAATAAGTCGTATATGCATATGATTCATACTAAGTATTTACGCATGAGAAGTCTTGCAGAAACTAAAGATAAAAAGATTAACTTTGAATCCTTAGAAGATACGTTAGTAGACATGGCAGTTTATTGTGCAATGTTTGCAGCTTATTTAGAAAATAAGAAATTAGAAAATGCAGATGTTATTGATAAAATTAATTCTGAGAAAGGAATATAAATGCAATTTAAAAATCTATTTAATCATGGTAAATACGGTGATGCTACTCAATACAATGTATTACTATGTAAGCAACAATACTCTGAAAAGAAGATTGTAATTAAATTAGAAGAAATTGAATCAATTGAAGAATGGAACGCTGGTTCTTTATGTGTATATATGAGATCAGGTACCAGACTTTATATTGAAGGTGACCTAACAGATATATTTAAAAGTGAATAAACATGCAGATATATAATCAAAAGTATTTAAATATAGCTGAAGACATACTAAGATATGGTCGTCAGAAAGAAGGTCGTAATGGTTATACTAGATCTTTACCATTTAAAGAACTAGAATTTGATATGCGTAATCATTACTTCCCGTTACTAACATCACGTAAGATACACTATGAAGGTGTACTAGGTGAATACGCTGCTATAATTAGACAGCCTAAAAATGTTAAAGACTTTCAGAAATGGGGGTGCAATTACTGGAATGAGTTCGGAGATCCTGATACTGGCGAGTTACGTCTTAGTTACGGTAATAGTTGGTATAATTTTAATGGTGTTAATCAAGTAAGAAATGTATTAAATAATCTTAGAGCTAATCCATATGATAGAAGACATATTATTAGCGCATGGAATCCTGAAGGTATGGAAAATCTAAGTTTACCACCATGCCATTTCTTATATCAATTTTATGTTGATGAAGATAATTATGATAAAGAGAAAACTTTATCTATGCTAATGTATTCAAGATCAGGTGATTGGATGGTAGGTATACCAAGTGATATGGTATTTGGTGCTACTATGTTAGCATGTTGGTCTAACTTAATTGGTGCTAAGTCAGGTACACTAAAACTAATGGTAGGTGATGCACATATTTATTCAGATCATTTTAGTACAGCTTGGTCACAAATAGAAAACGGTTATGTACATTATGATGCTAACTATCATTTGCAACCACAGTTAAGCGTAGATGATTTTGAACCAAAGCATATGGAAATATATAACTATGAACATAAGGGAAATATAAAGTATGAGCTTAAAACGTAACGAAAATTATTCAGAATGGTATGATGATATTAGAATCATGCATGATAAATTCGGTGCTAAAGAATGGGTTAGACGCCAATTCGAAGCAAGAAACTATAAATTATTAAATGATTTCTTAGCATTTAGATTAGACTTTTTAGAAGAAGAGTTTGAAGAAACTCAAGCAGCTTTCCTAAATAAAGATCACAAAGAAGTAGTTGATGGTTTAATTGATCTTATTGTTATTGCAATAGGTACATTAGAATTATTTAATTGTGATGCTGATAAGGTATGGAAAGAAGTACATAAATCTAATATGGCTAAAGAACCTGGAGCAAATAAATCCAGGAAGAATCCATTTGGTTTACCAGATATGGTTAAACCAGAAGGTTGGAAAGGACCTGAAATAACTAAGTATGATTGCGGAATACTATCTGATATATTTGAAGCAGAAAAAGAAAGACTTCAAATGTTAAGAGAAAAACGTGATCTTGAAAATGAATTCAAAGGTCAAGTAGCAAACTTACACTATGAATAAGGAGTATATATGAGTAAGGATGATTTACAAGAAACTAATGTTGCACCAGAAAAGGAAGCAATTACACTTCATCAAATGAGAACTATGATTATAGGAGATGAAGATAAAGTAAAACTATTAAATATATTTGATAATTTAATAACTGAAAATAATAAACTTAAAGCTGAGCTTGATGCCGGCAGAAAGGCTAACGATGAGGCTAACGTTTGATATAGAAACTGACGGTCTAGATGCGACTAAGATATGGTGTTTAGTAATACAAAACATAGATACAGGTCGTATCATGAAATACACTAATGAATCTGATAAATATGATGGGCCTATTAAAATGGGCCTATCATTATTAGAAAAAGCAAATTTACTGATAGCACATAATGGTATTGGTTTTGATGCATTAGTAATTAAAAGATTATATAATGTTGATTTGTATCAAGGTAATAGATTTTTTGATACATGGATAGCATCTCAAGTATTAAATTACAGACGCTCACATAAACATGGGTTAGCTGGATGGGGTGAGTATCTTAAATATCATAAAGGTAGTTATGATGATTGGTCCCATTTCTCTGATAGAATGATGGAGTATTGTGTAAGAGATGTTAAATTAAACTCTGTAATATACGGTTATCTTACATCAGAGTTAAATAGAATAGCGCAGAAAAATCCATTAATACGTAAAGGTTTACGAAATGAAATGACTGCTGCTAAGTTTGATGCATACTGTCAATACTATGGTTGGGCTTTCAATAAAGATAAAGCTAATTTATTATTAGATGATATTGAAAATAGTATGAATGCTATCGAAAAAGTAATTGAACCTGAGTTACCACCAGTTACTAAATTAATTGATAAGAAACCTAAGACACCTAAGTTTACTAAGAAAGGTGAATATACTGCAGCGACTGCACGTATGCTAAGTGAATTTCTTAATCAAGAAGTTAAACCTAATCATACATTTAAATGGGAAGCTGGTAGAGAGTTTCAAAGAAAAGAAACTAAGAAAGCTAACATGGGTAATCTTGCACAAGTTAAAGAATACTTATACTCAATCGGATGGGAACCTGATGATTGGAAAATGGAAAGGTTAGGTAGAGAGTTCATTAAGAAAACACCTAAACTTACATCAACTTCATTAGAAAAGCTTGGTGATAAAGGTAAAATGATTGATGAATGGACTACACTTAGATCACGTAAGGGTGTTGTTGAAGGCTGGCTTAATAACTTAAAGAATAATAGATTACATGGTAAACTATGGATAGTAGGTACACCTACATTCAGATGTCGCCATGAAGTTATTGCTAATCTTCCAGCAGCTAATGCTAAACTTGGTAAATCAATTAGAGAATTACTAACAGCAGAACCTGGAAGAAAGATAGTAGGTGCTGACTCTAGTGGTAATCAATTCAGATCTCTTGCACATTATGTTAAAGATAAAAACCTTACAAATCAAATACTTAGTGGGGATATACATCAATATAATGCAGACATTATTGATACTGATAGACGTACTGCAAAGACCTGGATCTATGCATTTCTATTTGGTGCTGGTGCAACTAAGCTTGGTAAAGTACTTACAGGCAAGGGTAATCTAAATGCAGGTAAACAATCCATAGAAAAGTATGGTGATGCTATACCTGGTTTGAAAGCATTGAAAGATAAATTAGTTTCAATGTGGAATGTAACAGATAATCATAGTAGAAATGTTGAAGGTTATGTTCCTGGTCTTGATGGTCGTAAAGTTTATGTACCACAAGATTATCAAACACTAAATTATTTGTTACAAAGTTGTGAAGCTATAACTACAAAAGCTGCATTACATTATCAAATGAATAAAATTAAATCAGAAAATCTTGATGCTGAACCTAGACTTTATTATCATGATGAAGTAGCATGGTCAGTAGCAGAAGAAGATGCTGATAGAGTATTAGAAATACTTACTGAATCATTTGCTGAAGGTCCTAAAGAAATGGGCGTAGATATTATGGCAGGTGAAGGCACAATTGGTAATAACTATGCGGAGGTACACTAATGATTGTAGATATTAATGTAACAAAAGATTTTATTAATCAACGTGATGCTCGCGCTGAAATATATAATCCAAGAGGCAGATCATTCGAACGATTAAAACTTGATATTGAATGTGAAATATTTGAGTGGTGGATGATTGATAAAGGCACTTGGCAAGATCATATTGATTGGCAAGTTGATGGCGTCGATCAAATACATGGTAATGTTGATGTTAAATTTATTAAAACCTGGTATAATATTCCATGCAATAAAATGGTTTATTTATTAAAGCAAAGAGAACTGACAGATAACTTCTTCTTTTGCGAATGGAATGATAGACCTGAAAGATTATTAATTGCAGGTGATATGGTTAAAGTTAATACACTTGGTATACTAGAATACTGGGAACTAATGGATATAATTAAACCTTCTAAATACAACGGGTTTTATGCAGATATTCGTAAGCATTTAGAAAGAAAGGAAGTACATGGAAACTAAACACATGTTTGTAGATACAGATTCTATATTCTTTAAGATAGCATATAAATCTAAGAATCAATCTGAACTACGCAAGAACTATAATAGCTTTTGTAATAAGATGAAGCTAGAAGTTTCTGATAAAATGGTTAATCCTTTTACTGAAGAACTAAAAGTATTATATGCAGTTAAAGGTAAAGGTAACTATCGCAAAGAACTTAGTTCTGATTATAAGTCTACGCGTCCTGAGCTTGATAAAGATGTAAGAGATAAACTAAATTACTTACATAAACATGCAGTATCTAAAGGTGCTATTCAAGCAGACGGTATGGAAGCAGATGACTTAGTTTCTATATGGGCACGTGAAGCGCTCGATAGAAAAGAAGAGTATGTAATTTGTGGTATAGATAAAGATTTACTACAGATACCAGGTCATCATTACAATTATGGTAAAGATACTTGGCAGCTTATCAATGAAGAAGAAGCATTACATAATCTATATATTCAATGTTTGACTGGTGATAACACAGATAATATTCCAGGTCTAAAAGGTATTGGTCCTAAGAAAGCAGCAAAGATTTTAGCTGGCGTACCACTATCAAGACAATGGAATAAGATTAAAGCTACGTGGAAAGAACATGGTCAGACTATAAAACAGTTAGAGCTTAGTCATAAGTTACTAAGAATGCTAACGTCATGGGAAGAATATGAAGATATTAAAGCATACATTCAAAGTAAAGCCACTGTCAGCGAATCAAATGACGTACAGGAACAAGTCGATAAAGTCGGCTAAGTATATCGAATATCAAAATGAATTAAGAGACGAACTTCAAGGGGTCGAATGGCCCTTTGAAAAATCCGATCAATTAGAATTTGATATTATTGCTGGTGTATCTAATAAAATGGCGGACCTAGATAACGTAGTTAAGCCACTATTAGATACATACCAGGGTATCTTTGAAGAATTTAATGACAATAAAGTTTATCATATAACATTAGATAAACAAATAGTAGCTAAAGGTAATGAATATTTATTTGTTAAAGTCGAACGATGGCCTGAACAAATACCTTTAGAAATAGTAAACGACGAAGAGTTGTTAGAAAGGACGGTAATTAATGTCAAGGTATAAGCAAACTGCTTGCCCAGAGTGTGACTCATCTGACGCATTTACAATATACGAAGATGGTGCATACTGTTTTTCATGTCAATATACAACTAAGAAAGTAAACATTATGAATGACTTAGAACCTGTTGCTAAACCAAATAGTAACATAACACTTGAAGAAATTAACGACTTAAATAGTTTTCCTATTAACAGTCGTGGTATATCTAAACAAGTAGTAGATCACTTTGGAATTAAAATGGCTGTAAATCCTGATGGTTCCGGTGGTTCGCACTTCTATCCTTATACTAATGAAGGTAGAGTTGCCGCATATAAAGAACGTAAGTTACCAAAAAGCTTTGTAGCACATGGTAACTTTAGTAATGTAGAATTATTCGGTCAATCAGTTGCTAGCGGTGGTAAGACACTTGTAATAACTGAAGGCGAGCTAGATGCTTGCGCAGTAGCTGAAGCATTCTTACATAAATACAAAAGAATATTTCCAGTAGTATCAATGCCTAGTGCTACAGGTTGCAAGACAGTATTAGCACAAAGAGAATGGATCAGACGATTTGAATCTGTAATATTATTCTTTGATAAAGATGAAGCTGGTCAAGCAGCAGTACAGAAAGTTGCTAAGATAATTGGTGCTGGTAAAGTTAAAGTAGCTAAGCTACTAGAGAAAGATCCATGTGAACAACTACTAAAGCATGGACCACAAAGTTTATTACAAAGCTATTGGGATGCCGAAACATGGTCACCCGCTGGTTTAGTAATGGGCGAAGCAATATGGGAACAGTTCCAACAAAGACAAAGAACTAAGTCTAGACCTTATCCTAAATGTTTATCAGGTTTAAATGATAAACTTAAAGGCATTAGACAAGGTGAAATTACTTTGTTTACTAGTGGTACTGGTTCAGGTAAATCAACAATCGTTAAAGAAATCGTACTTGATTTATTACAAGATGAAGAAAACAAAATTGGTTTAATATCACTTGAAGAAAGTGTAGGTGATACAGCTGAGAAGTTTATTGAAATGACATTGAATCAAAAGCTAGATCATGATGATAACAATCTTTCTGAACTAGATTTACGTCAAGGTTTTGAATCAGTATTCGCAGATGAAAGATTAGTTTTGTTAGATCATCAAGGTTCTGTAGGTGATTCAACCCTAACAGATAAGATAGAATATATGTGTCTAATGGGTTGTAAATACCTAGTGCTAGATCATATAACTATAGCGGTATCAGAAGGCTCTGAAGGTTTATCTGGTAACGAAGCAATCGATAAAGTAATGAGTGACTTACTTAAGATTGTTAAGAAACATAATATATGGTTATGTTTAATCTCACACTTAAGAAAAGCTCCAGGTGGTGGTGCTTCATTCGAGGAAGGTAAGCTAGCCTCTATAGATGATATTAAAGGTAGTGGTTCTATCAAACAAATATCATTTGATATAGTAGCATTCGCTAGAAACCTAGTAGCTGATAACGCAACTGAACGTAATACAATTAAGTTTAGAGTATTGAAATCTAGATTTACAGGTCTTACTGGTTCAGCAGGTGCAGCTATATACAATACTAAAACCGGTAGACTAACATCTACTGATAATGTATTTATGGAGATCTAATGAGTAACTACACAAATGCAATAACTAAACAAGCTAGATATGATAACTTGTATTTAAATATTGCTAAGGAAGTAAGTAACATGTCACACGATACCGACAATAAAGTTGGTGTCGTAGTTGTTAAAGATAATAATATACTTGCATTCGGATTTAATGGTATGCCTGCGGGTATGGATAATGAATGTAAAAATCCTAATGGTTCTACAAGAAAAGAAGTTATACATGCAGAAGCTAATGCATTATGTAAGTTAGCAAAGGGGACAGTAAGTTCAGAGGGTGCTACATTATATAGCACTCTCTCACCTTGCATTGAATGTGCTAAACTTATAATGCAAGCAGGTATAACAAGAGTTCTTTTTAGTGAAACATATACTGATGAAGCAGGTATATTATTGCTATTAAATAATAACATAAAAGTAAAGGGCAATAAATGGAGGAACAACTTGGATACTTAAAGAAAAAGATTACTAAATCTAAAGCGCATATTGCTTGTAATCTTTTGAAAGAAACTTCGTTAGAAGATTTAAAAGCGTACTTAGTATTTACTATGGACACTATCCAACAACACTTTGCTCGTAATAGTATGAGAGGAAACAAATCATACCAAGGTGAAGCTAACCTTACACATTTAAGTGTAGCAATTGGCACTCATATCTTAACAGAAATAAAGTATTCTAATAAGGATGATGCACCTTGGGACTGGTTTAAACTTCGAGTTATGATGGGTGATTTATTCTTAGAACCTTTCTATCAAACACATCAAATTAATATAGGTAAAACCAGGGATAATACATTTATTCCAGTGGAATCTTTAGACCGTAGTTTAAAGAGAAGCCGTGCACATTACATAGTAATACCAGAGAAGTGGGACTTACTTGTACCTGAAGGTAGCATGGATTTATTAAAAGGAACTGTCTTTGAAAAGCCTGAACCTATTAATTCTTTAATGCAACCTACTGAAAGACCTGTAATAAAAGGATGGACACATGATAGAAGTAAAGAGTTTAAACCTTACTTAGCAAACAGCTTTATTAAAAGCATGAATGTGTTACAACAAACTGAATGGAAAGTTAATAATAAGATTAGAAATATTTTAAATCGTAATAGAAATAAAATACTAGATCAATACAAAAACTTTCCTAAGAAATATAAATCAAAGATAATAGAATTTGATTTAACTATGGCACGATCTAAACTGATAGGTGACAAATCATTTTATCAATATGTAGAAGCAGATTATCGTGGTAGAATATATTATACTACACCATTCCTAAACTTTCAAGGTAATGATTTAGCAAGAGGTCAAATGCTTTTTGCTAAAGGTAAACCTATGACAGACGCAGGATTAAGAAGACTTAAGATTCATATAGCTTGCTGCTATAATGAAACTTATAATAAAGATAATCTTCCTAAGTGGTTAACAACTGACTATCTTCCTTACTTAAAGGATGAAGAGTTAGATGATATATCTGTAGATAAAATGACGTTAGAAGATCGTGAAGCATGGACTGATAATAATATTGATAAACTATTAGAAATAGCTGATAAAGAAATTATAAGTCCTGTTGCAGAGAAACCTATTAGCTTGCTAGCTAGTGTATTAGAAATTAAAGATGCACTAGATCAAGAAGAATATATTACTTATCTTCCAATACCAATTGACGGTTCTAATAATGGATGGCAACATCTATGTGCTATGTCTAAAGACAAAGAAGCAGGAGAGTTAGTTGGGATTGTACCACAGGATATACAAAAAGATTTTTATGTGCAATGCGCTAAAGATTTAATCAAGAGAGTTCCTGATTGGTTTGAAGAAAGACAGATGCCAATGAAACATATACGTAAAGGTATAGCTAAACGTGGTTCAATGACTCGAGCATATAGTGCTGGAGCTCAGAAGATCGCAGAAAATATGTATCTTGACTGTCATGTGGAAGGGTACTTAGATAAGTATAATATAACTGAAGAGGACTGTGAGTTACTTGCTAAACATTTAATCAAAGCAATTGATAGTGTTTGTGCAGGACCACTACAAACAATGAAGTTCTTACAGAAGATTGCTGAAGCTGAGATAGCATCAGAGTATTCTAAGAACATCAAACAGAAATCTATAAGATGGACAACACCATCTGGATTTCCAGTTATATATGAAGCATTCGTTGAGAATGAATTCAAAGAGAAAGCTATCATTAGCTGTAGTCAAAGAAAGGTTAAGCCTATCTTAACTAAAGAAGATGGTAGTAAAGAAGAAACAGATACTATAAGAATCCAACATGTTGGGAAAGAACCTACAGACAAACCAAAGATAAGATCTTTTATGTCTGGGATCTCACCTAACTTTGTTCACTCTATGGATGCCTCTCATATGGCAAGAGTGATTGCTAAATGGGCGGGGGATTTTGGCGCCGTACATGATTCATACAGCGTACATGCTTGTGATGTAGATGAGTTATTAAATCTTATTAAAGAAGAGTTTATAACAATGTATAGCTATTCTAATTTCTTTGAAGTTATTGAAAGAATGATTGTAACTAATCCAGATAATTTTAACTATCAACAACCTAAGCTAGGTAGCTTAGACATTAGAGAGGTAAAGAATAGTGACTACTTCTTCGCATAAGAAAGGAATACTTCCAGTAAGATTAGGCTTGGAACCTGATACTAAAACTGCATTAAAAGAATTAGGAATGGATCCAGCTCTTGACGATCAAATGACTGATCAAGAGTTAGACGAATTCATAATTGAAACTGAATATAACGAAGCGCTTGAATGGTATAGAAGCCAGGACAACGAACAGCAAGGCCTAAAAACTATGGGCGATTGGAAACGTGCAGCGCTTAAAAGAATTAAAGAGTACTAAAAAAAAATCCCCTAAGAGTATCATAAAGATATTCTTAGGGGTATTTTTTTTATTAGTAACGGCTAAACAATTTTGAAAAATCTACATAGTCATAATTAAAATCTAAAAATCTTTTATTAAACAACGGCCACATCTTAAACCCTCTATAGTTATAGTTATATTTTGCTTTCCTCTTTAAGGAGACAATTAACCGAAGTCAATATTATTAGATTTATTTATTAGCCTACCTCTTATTATATTTTTACCTTTACGTATATTAGATTCAGCTGTTTGTACTTGGCTATCTAAATTCAAATGATTATTAATTACAGTTATCATTTGATAAATTTGTTTTCCAGTTAACTTACCAGTACTATGCATTATAGTTAGTAAGTCTTTTGGTACAGCAGCTGCTGCTAAATCTTTTCTATTCTGAGCTAGAAGCTCTGCTTCTGATTTACCAGTAATAAGAGAAAGCTGATTAGCTTCTGTTCTACTCATTTGTAAAGGCTTATCCATATGAGAACCTAATTCTTTTTCTATATTATATGCTATATTCCTAGCTATATTATCTTTTCTTTCTTTCCATTTAGCTAAGCTCTCACCTGTTTTCTTTCTTTCCCAAGGTACATTTATATTTTTCTTAATAAACTTAGTTAAGTTTTTATAAGGATTAGGTTTATTTTTAGAAGCAAACCTATCTCCTGAAAATATCTCAGCTACTTTCATATAGCTGCCACCTTCTATGTACTGATTATTAGATACCATTTCATAAGTACTATCATCTTGTGAAAGTTTTTTCAATGCTTCTTTACGTTTAGTATGATACCAATTAAAAACTTTTGAAGCAGCATCTTCATTTATAATATCATTCTTATGAATGTCATTAGCTATATCCCTAACTATACCTATAGTACCAGAGTCACCTACAAAAGCATCAAAGTTTTGAAATACAAATGGCTGTCCTATAAATTCCTTTTTACCAGTCTTTTTATTAATTACTTCTTTTACATTTGAACCATTTTCTTTAGCAGCTTCTATAATCTTATTCCAGTTATCAGTCTTTAAAGGTGGTCCACCATTATGATTGTATCTTGTATTAGTAAAAACACCTGTAGCCATACTAGCATCATAAGCTTGGATTAAAGATGCAAGGATTCTACTTACAGTCCATCCTCCTATTTCAGGTGGTGAATCTTGCCTATATCTTAGAGCTTGGGCTGAAGCCTTCCCTTCATAAAGAGGATCATATATTATTCCTGATTCTGTTATTAATTCATTAGGTGCTTTCCATTGTACGTTACCAGCTTCTTCAAACTCTTGGCCTGCTGCAAATGCTTTTATTCCAGTAGGCTGTGGAATTTCAATCATCTCATTTAATAATACTGACTGCCATCCTACAGATTTAAGAGTATCCATTGCTTGAATAGCTTCAGGATCCATGTTCTGGAATATAGAATCAACCATCATAGTATGTAAGAAATCAATAGTCCTTTTCATACCTAATTGATTATCAGAAATAAGCTGTCTAATCTTATCACTTTGATAAACAGTTTTTTCTACATGTCTTTTTAATGCTTCTAAAGCCTGACCATAACCCATAGTCATAGGAGATTTCTTTAAAAAGTTTTCTCTATCTGCAATAGCATGATCTAGTATTGCTTGCAAAGCCTCAGGGTTATAACGTGTCCCTGCTAATTTACCACTTTCAATTAATGCATTAAGCTCATTAATCATAGTGTTAGCCATAGCATCTCTTAAATCTCTATACTCTTCTGATTGAATCTTTTCTACAAGTGGTAGATCCATTATCATATCAGAACGCTTAGCCATACTAACACTACCAAATTGCATACCCATAGTTCCAGGACCATGTGTCTTACCATCAATTTCAAATACCTGAGTATCAGTAAACTTTATTTTATTATTAGGATTAGCCTTATTATACTCAGCTACTCTATCATAATCTGCTAAAGCAATTAAAAAATCTGCTTGATGAATACCATCTTGTTCAAAGTCCGCTAAGTATGCTTTTAGTCTAGGACTTATAGGATCATTACCATATCTTTGCTTTAAAGTATTTCCAATATTTCTAGTCTCAGTATCATTTTTAGCATGCTTAATTTTATGTAAATAAGTTTTAGCTTCTTGCTTATCTATATTAAGAAATTGTTTAAGCTCCTTTCCCCATGCTACATACTGATCCCATAATCCACCTTCACCTCTACTCTTTTGCATTTGTTCGAATAGCTTTCTCCTTTCTTCAGAAGGCATACGAAATCCTTTTTCTTTCTTCCAACTTGGCATCATCTTTTTATTAGTATTAGGATCTGTAACTTTAGGATCTTCAAATAAGTTAGCAACCATACCTTCTATCCAGATCTTTTCTACTTTACCCATTGTACCTGGAACATAAGTATATTTATTTCCACCACTAACTACTTGTCTAATTTGTTTATGAGCTTGAGGATTATAAAGAGTTTGTTGCGCATGCATTCTTCCAGTTAATAACTGTAATGCATAAGTTAAATGGTTTTTTCTAGTACCCCATCTTAACATAGCTTCTTGTATATTAATAGCTTTCTGTCTTTCAAGTCTAAGAATAGTTGCAGGCCTATAGTTTTCTGCAATTTGTCTAGCAACTTTAATTGCATTCATATCTCTTTCAGCTTCTGGTGCTGCTTCAAGATCTCTTACATTCTGTTCTAACGCTCTTTTTTCGGCTTGCAATTTTTGGTACTTTGCTTTTCCTATATTAAATATATCAGCATAAAAGTTTTGACCATTAGGTCCATCAACATACATCTCTGGTATAGGATTATTATTCTCATCTCTTGTTGCTATGAAACCACCGTTACCTAATCCAAGCATAAAGAATAAAGTACTAAGAGAAGTTCTTTGAGGATCATTAACCATACCTACTGTATTTTGATTCTTCATTGCTTCAAAAGACATTGAAGTATCTCCATAATAATCTCTCTTACCATCAACTGAACCCATAAAAGTGGTCATCCTTCTAGTAATCTGAGTACCTTCTCCTGCAATTATACCGTTATTTCCTGCGAGTGGTTGAGGTTTAACTTCTTTAGCAGCAAACAAAGTTGAATAAACTCTATACATTTCTTCAAATTTATTCGCACCTTTATTTTTAATTAAAAATTCTACAGGAACTTTTTCCTTTGACTTTGTTCTAGGTGGAGAAGCAATTAAATCTTTATTAGCAGCAGCATACATTTCTTTAGCTATACTACCTAGCAATGTAAATACACCTTTATTTATATCATCTATTTCTGCTAAGTAAGAATCAGTAGGCAACCCATCCATAGCAGCACGAGTTTGTTTGTACTCTCTATAAATATCTTTACCTAACTTCTCAAGGCCTCTACTCTTTTTAACAATGTATTCTTTATTTTCTTGCTCAGCTTCTGCTGCAGTTGGTTCAGGACTTGTTATACCAAAATTAATTGTAGGTTTTATAGCTTCTTTTTTAAGCCTTGCTTCCTCATCTTTTTCTTTTTTAGCATCTTTAAATTTTTCCCAATCTCTATCAGTAGGCTTTCTAGAAACGTCTGCAGTTTGTTCAACTATATCTATTACAGACTTTTCTTGATCACTAGCATACATACTTTCAATAAAAGATGCTTCAGCATTCAATGCCATTATATTCCAGAACTCAGGGTCTACTACAATATTTCCTTTTTCATTTATAGCACCTGCCCCTACAACATCCATTAAAACATTTGTTGTATTTATATTTAAAGTTTGATCACCTTTCCACATAGGATTCTCAGCAGGTGTCCACTCTCCAAATGTAATACCTCCATCATCTCCAGCTCGTGCAGCCTCTGCTACTTTCCAGCTTCCTTGTTCTAGAAAACTTCTTCTTTGAGCTTTACTTATTTTCATATTCATTTTATCTGCCATGAACTTAGCTGTACCACCTATCCTAGATAATGCAGAAGTAAAAGGTTTCCCTGCAGTTCCTACAGCTTCAGTAGCTTTAGCTATATTCCAGAGACCTGCTAAAGTTTTTATTCCTTTAAATCCCATTGCTTCAGCAGCTTGACCTACTTTAGGAACTAATTGATTTCTTATTCTTAATGCTTTTTGCTTAGCCTCTTCTTCATCTACAGTTGCTGTATAGACAGGCTCATTCATAATATTAGTTAGCTCTTCAACAGAAGCAGGACCTTCTTCTTGAGCTGCTTCAGCTTCAGCTATTCCACCAACTATTTGTTCTGCCTGACCTACTTGAGCTATATCAGTTTCTAAACCTTCTATTGTAGGATCTTGATAAGTTACTTGTTTATCTGCCTCAACTCTTGCAACTCTATCTTGTGGAGTAACTAACCCAACATTCTGCGCCATACTTAATAGCTTTTTATTTTTAAGTAAGTTACTAGATGGTGTAACATTTGTTTGTTGTACAACTTGTACCATTAATATTCTCCTTATTCCATTACATCTGCGACTTCTTGAGATACCCATCTATTAAACTGATTGATAGGTCCTACAAGAGGTGTAGTCTTTAATAATTTATAAAGTCCTGGTTGTATACTTTCATCTTCCATTACAGCTCCCTTTACTACTTGACCTGCACCTGTAAATGCTCTGGACAAATTAGATAAAGCTGCTGCTTCGCCTGTAGTTGTATTAAATATTGATTCAATTAAATTATCAGAAGATGTTTCGTAGATAGGAAAGAAAAAGTTTAGTGGTCTTTCAGCTACACCTAACATACCTGATGCGCCTACACCTCTCTGTAATTTTTCCATTGAATCTAAGTAAGGAGATCCCTGCCCATACTTTAATAAATCTTTTAGATACTGTGATACAAATCCTAATGCAATCATAGTAGTCATGATAGCAAAAGCATTATACTTCATTGCTGGTGTTCCTCTCTTAACATAATCACTCCACATTCTAGGAATATGATTTGCAGTAAAGGTTGCAATAAAACCTTGGAACTGTGTGAACAATGCAAGATGTGGGTTCTGATAAAACAGTGGTCTGTTCGCAGTACCAGGTAATGCAATAGCTTCATTAATAAAATTATATTCAGCAACATTAAAGATCTCATCTAATCTTTTATTAGTCTCTCTCATTAATAATAGATGTTCTTCTCTTGACATATCAGCTGGCTTTTCGAAAGGTAGGTTATCTATTTCTAAAAGTTCTTCTACTCTTATACCTAAGTTTCTTAGCTGCTCTTCAGATTCTTGTACCTCATTAGTATATAAAGTACCATTCTTTCTTTGGTTTCTAATCCTACTTAAATGATCCATAATAAAATCATCAGCAATAGCACCTCTAACATTACGTGTATAGTCAGTCCACTGCTGTAAGCCAATGACTCTAAAGTATTTATCTAATAAATATCTTGAAGCAAATGTATTTTCAGTAGCACCTGTAGTTTGTGCTGCACCTGTATCCCAACTAAAGTAACCTAATCTTTTTAAACGAGACTGCCTTAACTCTTTATCAAGTTGACCTTGAGTTGACTGTGCCCACTTCATATTAGGTGTAGCAGTTGTCATAGTTTTAAATGCAGCTTGAGCAAATTCTTTAGCTGAATATTTTAATACATCATTAATTTGTTCAGGACTTAGAGCTCTTAAGATCATCATAAATTCTACAAGAGAAGAGATAGTAGCCATAGGTAAACCAGCAAGAGTTGTCCACACTAATAAGTTTCTTTGTAGATTAGCGGCTGCAGGATTTTGTATCTTCTTATAGTTACCTGATTCACCATCAAGATAATCCTGAATAAATGCAGCAGTAAAGTTTGCTTTCTCTGGTGTTATTTCTCCGGCTTCTATTGCTTGAGTTAATGCTTCATTTATAATTTCACTATCATCTCCAATAAACTTTTGATAAGTAATATATCTTGCAGCAGACTTAGCCGCATTAGAAATATTTATAAAGAAATCTTGTTCCATATATTCTTTTAATACAGGATCTGTTGCCATGTTTAAAGTTCTTTTTCTTTGTGATGAAGGTATGTGTTGACCTTTACCTACAGTAAAATCAAACATTGTATTTTCATCTACAATATCATTGTTATTTAATATAGCATCTGTTAATGCAACAGCTTCTTCATAAGTATAATTCTTTTGTTCTTGCAAATCTTTTATAAACTGATCTCTATTCTTTTCAATCTTTGCTTTATCTATAGATCTATAAGTACCTAAATAGTTTTCTATAAATCCTACTTCCCATTTCTTTCCAGTAGATGTACCATCATCAAACTTAGTTCGAGCATCTCTTTGATCTGTCCACATACTATCGCCCATTAGTTTGAGCTTATTACCAATAGTAATATAAAACTGCTGGTGCTCTAAGAATGGTTGCATCTCTGGTTGAGTCCAATCAATTTCAGATATAGGTTTATTTTTAACTATCTGATAGAAATCATAAATCCTTTTAGATATTTCTATTTGATTAATAGTTGTCATTCCAAATACAGCTGCTAAAGATGCTGCACTAAAATCAGTTTGAGCTGTAGTACCATCATCATTTATTACAGGGTTACCATTCTTATCTATTAAATCTACTTTACCTAAAAGGTTTTTATAGTATTGTAACTTATGATGTTTAAAAGTTTCAAGAGGTGAACCACTATGTACTTGACGTAGGTATGCACCCATACCGCCTGCTAGCTTTCTTATAATAGGATTACCAAATGACATCTTCCAAAAGAATTGTCGAGGACCACCCCTCCATAATACAGGAAGATTGTTAGCTGCGTCTTTAAACTTTTCCCAGTAATCTCTAGCCTTGTATTGTTTTCTCCCAGCTTCTACTCTATCTTGAAAACTCATTAGAACTTCTTCTTCTTTTGCTTTAAGTGCTTCTAATTCTGTAAGCCTTTGTTGTATAGTATTCTTTTGTTCTGCTGTAAACTCAGGAGAACTAAGCTGTGATTTAAAAGTATTTATTTGTACATTTTGTGCTTTTAATCTTCTTTTAGCTGCTGCTTTTCTTCTTTTATTAGCTTTACTAAAGTCATCAAAGTTATCTTGAATAGATTTAGATGGACCTAATTTAAATTTACCACCAGGTTTTATGTCACCAACTTGTTTACCTTCAGGTATTTCCTCACCTTCTCTATACCTATCATGTAAATGCCTATTCTCTTCTTCATGCCATTTCTGTTCTGTAGACATTCTTTTATCTTGACTAGGACCTGATCTAACATTTACATCTGTCCATGCACCTACATCATAAGCAGTTCCAGGTACTGAGAATGCAGAACCTAAAGTACCACCAGCTATAAGTGCATTAGTTAATCTATTATATAACTCAAGACTATCAAATGGTTTATCACTACCAAGAGTAGCTGCTAAGTATTGTGTAAGCTCTTGCCCTACTTCTGTTGAAGACTCTATACCAAAACCTGTACCAGCTCTAGCAGCAAAAGATCTTAAAATATTTCCATAAGTTAACTGACTCTTTGCAACTTTTGCAGCTGATCCTATTAATTCGGCTGCAGCTATTCTTGTCATATTTCCTATAGCTGCTTTAGCTTGTGCTTCAGTTATACCAGGATTTTTTCGCATGTACTTCTTAACCATTACATCACGATACCTAGGACTTAATAAGGTGCCAGGCATTTTACCCATTAATAATTTAATACCTAGTCTATCAAGGACAGTCATAGTAAGACCACCAGCTACTGCTAGTGTTGCACTCTTATCTTTATTCTCTCCTTCCATATCATTCCAAACCATACCTGTATACATAGAAGCCGGCATTACCATACCACCAACTGGTGCAGTCATTGCGCCTGCTGCTGTGACTCCCATATAAGGAAGAGATACTGCAGTCATGTTTCCCATATAAGTAAAGAACTCTCCGATACCATCTATATCCCATTCATTACCAATAACATTACCCTCAGCATCTAACGTAGGTTTAAGTACACTTAACTTTAAATTAGGTTTGCTTGCAAGATATTCTCTCTGTCTTTTAATACCAGCTTCTCCCATATTCTCTAGCCAGTTAAATCCAGTTTTATATCCAACTAATTCAGCAGCTCCATACAAACTTTCTATAACTCCATTCCATCCTACATCAAAACTTTCCGACCAGGGATGAAGTGCTTCATTATCTATAGTTCTATCTCTATGTCTTTGTTGAACTCTATTCTGAGAAAACATTGCAGCTTGTTTCTTTCTCCAAGCAAAGGCTGCTAATGATTCTCCAGGTTGTTGGTCTGCATTTAATCGAGCAAGCATCTGTTCATCAGTAGCTGCTTTTGCAAATTCAGTATCATACCATTGTTCAGATTTAATAGTATCATTTAATATAAGCTCTGCCTTTTCAAATTCATTTAAAGGATCTCTAATATTTCTATTAGAATTCTTAGCCATACCTAATCGATACTTATCTATCTCTTCACTAGAACTAAATTTTCCTAACTTATTAATACCATAACGAGTAAGTGTTTCAACAAAATCCCTACCACTATCATCAGTTAATCTAACTAATTGTCTCTTACCAAGAGTATCCATCATAGGTGAACCATCTGGATTTGTAAGGTATTGTATATTATTATAACCAAACTCTTCTGCAAGTCTTTCAATTTGTTGAGTAGCTGCTACCCCTCCAGGAGTTCCAGGCTTAAGATAACCAGAATCCATAAGCCTATTAATTTCTGGAGCGCTTAGTCCTTGTATTCTAAGTAGCTTCCCTTCTTCATTTATTAATGTATCACCATCAATAAATGTATGACCACCACTTCCTGATATAGGTTTAGGTACTTCAAGGGTAGGTGCATCTATTTTAGGAAGCAAACTAAAGTCTACCATATCAAACTCCTATTGTGCAGTTTCTTTTGCTGCTCGTTCTATTTCACTTTGTAATAAATACTCTGCCCATAAAGCAAATGGTGTATACTCTTTAAACTCTTTAGTCTTAGCAGATGCTATAAACTCTTTTCTAACATCAGCATCTTTTATCCAAGACTGTGCAGCTTGTGCCCAGAATCTATCAGCAGTACCTGCAGGAAATACCATATCAATTTTCTTTTCAAGATCAACTAAGAGTTTAGTATTCATTACTCTTTTCTTTCCATCCAGCATTGCTACTGCAGGAGAAGGTATTAATTCGGTTTTACCTTCTTCATTAATAAAAGTCATATCTTCTAAACGTACTTTAACTGTTGCTTCTTGTAAGTAAGGTATCAATGAACTTTCAATTACAGCTTTATCACCTAGCTCTTTTACTTTTCTTTTGTTAGAATTTATTAATGCTGTATAGGCTTCAGCAATAGCAGTTTGATATTTACCAGGTGGTATATCTCTTTCATGTAACCACTGAGCAACTTCGCCAGCTGCTGCTGCAGGTATAAGACCAGGAACATCACTATTAGAACTCCAATACTTAGTTCTCTTATTATCCTTTTTACCTGTCACTTCTTTATCTATTTTATTCTGCATACCTACTAGCATGTCTTTAACAAGGTTTATTTCTTCTGTACCTACATCAAGTACATTTTTATCTGTCCATCCAACTCCTACTCTTAACTTATCATTCTTTCCAGTAGGATCGAATGACCAGAAAGTTTCATCTTCACCTTGTGAATTCTTTACTTTAAATTCATAAGCCATTCCTTCTGATCTTAAATCAGGATGGTACATCATCTTGCTTCTACCTTGAGATCTAGGCTTTGCACCTATTGGTATAAGATGTGCAGGATTACCTGTCTTCTTAAACTTTTCTATAGACGATGCAGTATACTTACCTACATTGTCAAGCATCCACTTCTTAAATGCTGCATTCTTTTTATCAATTCTTGTAAGATACTGTCTAGCTACATAACCAATACTACTACCATGATCATAACCCATAGCCCTAGATCCTAAGTATACAGCAATCGCTCTACCTATTTCACCTTGGTCTATAAGATCTCCAAACAAAAAGTCAAACATCTTTCTAGCTTTACTTTTCTCTGGATCATCATCATCTTTATTTTCTGCATCTTTTGTAGCTTTCTTACCATCAGCTGAATTAAGATCGTTATTTATAGCATTATTAAGATTATCATCTACATTATTTGCTAAGTCACTTAACTTTTTTTCTGCAGCCTTTTTTGCTTTCTCTTCAGTTGTTTCACCACCTAACTCATTAATTTCTTTTGCTGCTATAATTTTTTCTGTTTCACTTGCATTAGGATTATCTATAACAGCTTGAAGAGATTTTATTGTTTCAGCATCTTTTATTTCTTGTTTAGCTGCTTCAACATTAGGTGAAAACCTTTCTTCAATTTTCTTTAAACCTTTCTTTCCTTTAATAGATTTAATTTGTTCTTGAAGTTTAGCAACATTATTTCTATAATATTCTAAGTCTGCACGCTGCTTATCACTCGGAGGAGTATGATCACGTGTAGCAATTAAATATTTCATTTCAGTATCAAGTACTTTTTCTAATCTTGCTAACTCATGATCTAAACTAGAATCAGTAGGTAAGTTCATATTTGAAAGTATATCACCATCCATTAAAAGCATATTAGGTTTAGTATAGTCCATTGCTTCCGCTTCTAAATTAGAAGGTGGATAACTTAATAAATCTCCAGTCTCTTGATCATATGCATCAGGATCTAATCCAAGACTTGAAGGACTTCCTATATAAGCACCAGCAGGTGGACCACCACTTGGAGGTACTACTGGCATAGGTGGTGTGATCTTATTAGGATCAGCATTCCAATCTGATACAGGAATATTAGGTATTGATATAACTTCTTCTCCACCTAATCCCTGAGGATCATAAGACTCTACAATACTTGGTATAACTGGTGTAATTCTATTAGGACCAGAACCCGGACCTCCTACAATATTTGAATCATCAGGTACTACTAATGGTGGAGGATTAAGTTTATTAGGATCAGCATTCCAATCTGATACAGGAATAGGAGGTACTACTGGTGGAATACTATAAGCAGGAGTACCAGCTATTTCTTCTTGAACATACTTATCATAGTTACTTGTGAATGGTTGTGTATTATCATACCTCATTTCCCATGCAGCAGGGGCTTCTCCATAATCAGGAGCAGGTGCATCAGCTGGCCTATAAAATTCTGGAAATTCTGGAGGAGCTAATAAATTTACACCACTTGAACCCCAATCTTCATTTGTCATAGAGGTACTATCATCTCGTATCTCTAAATCATTTATATCCCATTTATTATTTGGAACAACTGCTTCTTCTCCACCTAATCCTTGAGGGTTATAAGAATCTACTTGATTTAATATTTTTCCTTTTAATGCTTGTTGAAAACCATGATCTACTGTGTTAGGAATAGATGGAACTGCAGGACTTCCACCTGCTCCTGGATGTCTACTAGTATATTCTGTTTCTACTTGATTACCAGACCAAGGAAAAAGATTTACTGTTTCCCACCATGGTTTACCTCCACCTCTAGTTAATGGTATTTGCATTCCGTCATAAGCATAAATAGGTCCGCCTCTATTTTTATTTTGTCCATATAATTCTTCTTGTGTAGGGTGTAATACATTATGAATACCAGTAGCAGTATCTCCTACCCAATTAATAATATTACCAGCTCTATCTCTAACTACATTAATGCCTCCTTGAACTTTGTCCATAACAGCATCGCCAAGAGACTGATCGCTACCAAGGGGTCTGGGAATATCTTTAACAATCAAACCACCATCAGGTACTTGAGAAGGATCTTCAACATTAGGTACTGCATCAATTATAATAGGCACTTCAGAAGATTGTTCTTCTACTTCTGGAAAAGCCTGTATAAAAGCTTGAAAATCTTTAACTCTAATAGGAGTACCTGTATTAGGATTTGCCCAAGCAGTATAACTATGAATTTTATTAGGATTATTTGCAAAGAAATTAAATTCTGCTTGTCTCTGAGCTTCTTTCCAATCTCCAGCTTTAATAGCATCCATTGTTTTACTTAGCCCAGCTTGTCTAGACTGCCCCATTTGAAATGCCATATTAGCTAAAGCAAATTGTTGTTGAGGTTGTAGTTCTCTCCAAACATCTGTTCCTACATTTCTTTGAGCTGATGCAAGAGCTATAGCAAAATCTTTTTCAAACTGTTCATTAGCTGCTGCTTCATCTATAAATGGACCTTGTACTCCTCCTTTTCCATACTTTTCAAAAGGATATTCACTTACTGGTAATAAATGTCCGAAGCCAGTAGTAGGCTCCCATACATTAGGATCACGAGCGCCTGAATATACATCAGATCTAAATCCACCTTCTCTTTTTTTTAATAAATTTTTCCAGTCTTCTAAGGTAGATCCATACTGATGTTCAAAAGCTAAACGTAAAGGTTTACTCATAGGTACTTCTATACCTTCATTTGCATACACAGGAGGTGCTTGATTAGGATTCATATTACCATCTTGCACTGCTCTACCTATATCATTCATCTTTTTAATCTGTGGACCATACATATCAACAGCTTCTTTATTAACAACAAATTCTCCAGGAGTAAGCCAAGCCGGTACAGTATCAGATCCCTTTGGTTCTCCTGGATGATTCTCAGCTAACCCTCCAACAGCTTCATACTGAGGAATACTGGAAGTCATAGGAGGAACTTCCATATTCTTTTCGCCAGTATCTATTTCCAAAGATCTCATATTCCCATAACGATCTTTTTGAGTAGTCTTATATTTCATACTAAACTCCTAGCTCTTATATTCAATAGTCTCTTTCTTTTCTATCTTAGTTGATTGGGGTTTGCTTGTAGCTTCTCCACCTTGATTTCTATAATTAATATCACTAAGTGGTCCTAGCAGCATTGACTGATGAACTTCTCCAGGATTTAAAACCATTGGATCATCATAGTTAATAGCATTTCTAGTTAACCCATAATCTTTATCATGTATTGCATGTTTTAATTTACTCATACCATAATCAACTGGTATTGCACCAGTCATCATAATCTTTTCCCACATAGGAGCTTCACTATTCCAAATATTTCTACCTGTCATCCTTGCAAAATCCATAAAGCCAGGATAAGGTACTCTCATATTCTTTGAACGATGACTCATTTCATCTTCTTGGTATCCACCACGATCATAATAATTTGCTCCATATTTTTGGTCTAATATAGCTTGTAGTTCTAGTACTCTTGGATGATCAGCTTCTATTATACCTGAATTATAGTCATCATATAAACTCTGCCACTCTATAAGTAAAGGATCATTATCATAATCTTCTAATGTAGGCCCACCACTTTGTTTATACTGTGGAGCTAGAGGTCCTACGCTTCCACCTTTATTAAACAAACCAAACATCTTAGCACCAATAAGTGCAGGGATTGCTATAGGCGCAGCGGCTGCTAAGCCTGCACCAAGTCCAGCACCAGCAACACCACTAGCTCCAGCAGCATTTGCTATTGTTGCAGCATTAGCTACATTACCAGCAGTAGCTGCTAAATTAGCACCAGCCGCAGCAGGCATAGTAGCACTACCAGCACCAGCACCTAATCCCCATATACCTTTCTCAAGGAAAGTTCCTTTAGGTCCACCACCAAAGAGTGCACCTTCTATACCTTTACCTGCAACACTACCACCTACATCAACAGCAGCATCTCTTAGTTTAGTATCAGGTTGATGATTTGCAAGAGGTCCACTTATCTTATAATTAGGAGGAGCCATAGCATTACCAGGATTAGCGCTTGGGGCTACTGTTGAAAATTTATTTTGTGTTTGATCCTCTGGATATTTATTTCTATTATAAAACATTACTTACCTCCACCACCAGTTGTAGTTTGAGTTTGAGTTTGTGGTGCAGAACCTAAATAACCAAAGTATCTTGATGCTGCTGTATGTGGCGCATCTAATACAGCTTGATTAAATTGCTGTCTTGCAGATCCTACATCTGCTAAGCCTTGAATACCTGCTGCTTTTCCTGCCATATACTGATCTTTCATTCCTAAGCCAGATGTTATATCAGCTTGTCTTTGTTGTTGGAATTGCATTGATCTATCTGCTAATGCACCTTGCATAGCTTTCTCAGCACGCGCAGAACCTAATGATCCACCCATAGCTGCTTGACCTGCTGCTGATCCCATAACATTTTGCATGTCTCTATTACGTGCTGCAGTATAATCATACTCACCAGTACCTGCAAGAGCTCTACCATACATATCTCTTTTATCAGCATCTCCTGCCATTGCCTCTCTAGCTAATGATTCTTGAGCAGCTAATGCATCCTTTTGAGCTTGTGTCATTCCAGCTACAACCTTACCTGAGTCTGCTGCTTCTGCTTCAAAACGATCAGTAACCATACCTAAAGCTTTTTCTAAATAAGGCTTAAATTCCTTATCTATACCACCTGAAACTGTTGTGGTCTGAGGTGCTCGTCTTCCTCCACCCATATTTATTCTCCTATGACGCCTCTTATTGAAGCGCTTATTTGACAATTATATCTACGTTTTAATACCTTTCCATATTTAAACGAATCACTTTCTCCTCGTGCTGAGTCTGCCCTCCAGTGTTTACCACCATGTTTTTTAGTATGCTCTATCATAGCATCGAATAATCTGTATACTATAAAAGCATTATTTTTATTTTCTAAATTTACAATACAATCTTTAACATCCATTACATATCTATTATCATAATGATTTACATAAGATGTTGCTGTTAAGAATCCCACTATATTATGTTCAGTAAAATCACCGATAGCTAAATAGTGTGGATTTGTTTTTTGTTGTTCCACTATATCTAAGAAGTATCTCATCCATGATGCTTCATTATAATCAAAACCAAAGAAGTCACCGTTATTAATTGTGTATCTTCTCATAAGTTGTATAGCGTCAAATGTATCGTTATCCTCTATTAATCTAATCATAATTTATGAAATTCCTTATAAATTTTAACACCTTCTTCGTAATCACTGTCAGAAGTTAGATAAGTTCTAACTAATAATTCTGTAGTTTTTTCTTCATTATCCATAATATTACCAATAGTTTGTATAGTAATAGCATCTTTATCATAAAGAAGACTTTCATCATTATGTATTGCACTTATTACTTGTCCTTTTTTATAATCCATTATGTTACCTCAAATACTTTCCATAGTAATGAACCTTGTACATTTGTTACATTTTTACTAAAAAGTTTAACTTCTAATACTACACCTGTATGAGAAGGAATACCTGTTCCACCACCCCAATTAGTATTAAGGATTACATTACATTGCCATCCCCAATCAATATTAGGGGCATTATTTCCAGACACAGAAGCATTTGTAATACCTGCAACTGCTACATAAGTTTTACTTGTATTTACCCAAGGAGTAGTACCTAAGCCTGGTACATTAACATACCAACTTTTAGTATGTAAATAAAGGCCTAAAGCAGAAATAGCTGTCGATGGAATAGTATAAGTTCCTGACTGTGCTAGTACTTGTCGTGATATAACAGTTCCATAAAATCTTGAAGTACCATCTTGCTTTATTTGCCAACCAGTTTGAGTAGATGTATTATAGTTACTTGATTGTAACGTTGTAGCAATTTGAGTCATACCAATAGAATTAGTACCAATTCTATCTACGTCTAAAGTACCTGAAGTTATTGATTCAGCTGTTATATTTCCTCTTGCAGTTATATTATTAAACTCTGCATTACCTGTTGATCTTTCTATTTTCCAACCAGCAGTACCTGCATTATAATTGTTAGATTCTAAATCACTTGATACTGCAATATAATTAGCAGGTGATGTAAATGTTACAGTAGCCGCAGCTGCTCCAGGATGTTGTTCAGCTACAAATTCACAGGTCCACATAAGTTTTGTAGTATCTGTTACATCTACTGTAACGGGTGACTGCTGCCATTTATTAGTTTGTCCATCACTCATATCAGTAAATGTAATAACACCTGTAGCAAAGTTATAATCAGAAGCTACTGGATTAGCAGGTGTAGCGGATTGAGCATCTTGGTAATATATTTTTCCAGTACCTCTTCTATTAGAATAATATAAAACTGGATTACTCCATGTATAACTTACTGAATCCCCTGAGCCTGTTATAACTGCATGGCTTACCCAAGTTAATACATTATCCATAGCAGGTAATGTTTTCTGCCAAAGATTAGTTGATAGCCATTCACCAGTCCTAGCATTATAAGTACCATTAGCAGCAGGCGCAGAAGTTTGTACAGTATTTGTTCTATAGTATTGATAAATAATTGTATTAACAGCTACATCTGAAAAAGGTGTAAATACAAGACCTGATACAGGTAATGTAGGAAGTTCTCCAGAATAATTAAGAACTGCTGAGTAACCTTCTAAAGCTCTTTGCTCATAAGACATGTCACTACCATTTGCATCAGTTGCATAAACTAATATTTGGTTGCTGTCTCCTGTCATTCCTGAATTTAAGTTTCTTATTTGATACATTAAATCATTGGCTGCATCAGTTATTTCTTTTTCCCAAGCAGCATCAGCAGGTGTTTTATTAGGATTCTGTGAAGGTTGAGTAACTGTCATCTAGTTCCTCCATCTTGAACTTCTATTTGAATACCTGATAAGTTCCATGATGTTGTCGTAGTTGTACCATCATCTATACGATAACTTACAAATCTACCATTTAATCTTGAGTCAGACTTATATGAACTAGCAACATTAAAAGTACCTGTAACAGTTGGGCTGGTAAAATCTATTGCAGCTCCTGGACTATTAGTTGCAATTGTTTTAACATTTAATGTGCCAGTACCTTGAGTTAATAAAGCTATTGAACTAAATTGTTCTGTATAAAACTCAGGAGTTACTGATAATCCTTCACGTTCTAAATAAGAAGTATACTCAGTTCCATTAAAAGTATATCCGACA